TGGGCGTTTCCGCTTCGGAACGAGGGTATGGTTCCATCCTGCGAGTGTAAGCCATGCAAGGCGAACGCCGAGCTATTCGCACAACGTCACCGACTTTCGAGCCGGTGACGTTGGCGGAAGCAAAAAAGCATCTTGAGCTAGCCGACGACGACAACGCACACGATGCGCACGCGCTGCGGCTGATTCAGGCCGCGCGCGAGCAAGTCGAGCATGATTGCGGCGTTGTGCTGGCAACGGGAACGCATACACTGACGCTAGACGACTTCCCTGGCGAGCCGGAAATTTACTTGCCTGTAAGGCCGGTGCAAAGCGTAACGTCAATCACTTACATTGGTGACGACGGCAACACGTACACATTCACCAGCGCGGACTACGCGCTCGACAACAACGAGCCGATCCCGGAAGTCAAGCTGGCCTACCTAAAGGACTGGCCATCGGCTAGAGGAGAGCCGAATAGCGTCACTGTGACGTTTGTTGCCGGATATGCGTCGCAGGCCGCTGTTCCGCAAGCTTACAAGCAGATGATGCTTGTCGATATTGCCCGACGATTCCAAGACCGCGAGGGACTCGAAAAACTGACCGAAAACATGGCGTACGAACGCATGATCCTACGCTATCAACGCACGAGTTATCCGTAATGGCCGCACGATTGCCGCGAATCATCCCGCAGACAACCCGCCTAGGCTCGATGCGTCAACGCGTCGATGTCAAGCGGCCGGCTACTGGCGTTGATAGTCGCGGACAGATCACGGGAGCCGATGTTAGCTTGACGATCGCTTGGCCATGCGAAATACGCACGTTGACGGGTGTTGAGCTAATCAACGCTCGCCAGACCTACCCTACGGCGTCGCATGTTGTTCGAGGCTGGTGGCGTCGTGGCGATCAAATCACGGTGAGGCATTACTTGCAGTGGGGAGCGCGACGGCTGAATATTGGCCACGTCAATGACCTGGGCCAGGATAAGGGGCTTGTCGAGCTTTTGTGCGCGGAGGCTGTCGATGGTGCGACTTGAAATTGACGTCCAAGGCATTCAGCCCTTGATTGGAAAGTTCGACATGCTGACGAACAGCGTGCGCCGTCGCATTTTGCGGCGTGCGAATGTTTCCGCTGCTCGTCCGGTAAGATCGACCGCACGCAAGACAGCAGCGTTTGTCGATCGCTCTGGATTGTTGCGGCAGGCATTGATTCTGCGGACAAAAACATATGGCACCGGAATCATTGCTAGCGTGATTGGCGTTGATCGCAACGTGCGTGGCATCTATCGCGGAAAAAAGCGAGTGCCCGCCAACTATGGCCACTTGGTCGAGCTTGGCCACCGGATCGCCGTAGGCCGTCGCGGTGGCTCTGTTCGTGACACGGTGCTACTAATGCGAGGCAAAAAGTTTCTACAGCCCGGCCAGACGCAAGCCGTCAATGCTGGACAGGTGCAAGGCAGGCCGTTTGTTGGTCCAGCGTTGCAAACCAACGTATCAAGCTCGATTGCCAAGTTTGCGGAGACATTCCGCCGCAATGTCGAATTGGAGGCGTCCCGCTAATGCCAGACGTCGCCGAACGATTGCGAACATTTTTGACGGCCGACGCTGGCATTGCTGGTGTTGTCTCGACGCGAGTGCATCAGGGCATCGTTCCAGAATCATCCATCGTGCCATACATTTGGTTCCGCCGGGCACGCACCGACGAACCGCGAACGCTCGACGGCGGATCACCCTCGGGTTATGAGCAGTTTTTCGACATCGAGTGTGTTAGCGAAGACCTGGACCAATGCCAAGACTTGGCGTTGGCGGTCAGGGACAAGTTGAATAACTATCGCGGCACGTTCGCGGATAGCACGGTTAAGGGAATATTCGTCGAGGATCACAGCGACGATTACATTCCCCGCAGTGTCAGTAGTGATGACGTGGCGCATGTCGCCGCATTAAGTGTACAGATCATTCCCTAGGAGAAAGCCATGCCTACGCCAATTATCGGACTCGGGACGGCCGTTGTCGTCGACTCGAAAACAATCGACCTGATCGTCAATGCAAAGCCGCCAATGCGCGACCGCGAGCTTGTCGACATCACGACGCTCGACGCGACGCTGCAAATTTATATCGCCGGAATCGAGAAGCATTCGGAATTCACGTTCCGCTTGCTGCGCGATCCTGACGACACCGATCAAACGTCGCTCGATACGCTGTTTGGCAGCAAGGCCATCAAGACAATTACGATCACCTACACCGACGCGACGCCAACCGTCCAGACGTTCAGCGGATTCGTGTCGAAGGTTGAACCGTCGCAGATCGAACATAATCAGCCGAACGCGTGGGACGTTACCATTCAGCGGACTTCGGCGTTTACGTAGTAGGAATCAAGGAGCATTGGCGTGGGCTACAAACTGAAACGCAAGCAATCTCGATACGTCAACGAGGAACGCGGGCTAGACTTTGAGCTTGTCGAGGCTGATGGCAAGGCTGGTCTTGAAATCGCGAAGCGAATTCTCGACGCGCAGGCCGGCGGCAACGACAAGATCGAAGGGCCAGTGCTCGTTGACTTGTTCGTGTTCTTGTTGAGCGTGTCGATTGTCGAGCAGGATGGCCAAGGCGTAACGCGACCGCTTGACAACGACGCGGGGCGGGTTGAATTGGCTGGTTGGCCCATTGACGTGCTGATGGCAGCCGGACAAGAGGCCATGACGATCAATTCGGCAGGGGCCGCAGCAAAAAACTAACCGAGGGCGAGAAGTGGGCATTCCGCTTGTGTCTCGCCCTTGGCTACAGCCATCCGGACAGGCTCGCTGACGGGCTTACCGCTTCGCAGGTGGACGGATGGCGACGGTATTGGTGCGAAGAAGCCTGGGGCGACGTGAGGGCCGATATGCGGATGGAAGCGTACGCACAGCGGCACGTTCACGGCGTTGAAAACGTCTCCGGACTTTGGCCGCATTGGCCGCCGAAAGAAGATCCGCAGGAAGTGTTAGCCAAGCTGCGAAAAGCAAAGGCGGAACGAAAGGCGGCGTTGAGTGGCAACTAACGTAGGCAAGCTGGCTGTCGTCGTCTCCGCAAGCGCTGGCGGGCTGTACGCTGGGCTGACAAAGGCACAAGCCGCGATCAAGCAATTCGGGGCGACGGCTACGCAAGTGGCTGGAGCCGCTGGCGTCGCGTTTGGCGGGCTGTCCGCTGTCGGTGCCGCCCAATGGGCGTTGGGGCTGGCTGCCAATCTTGAACGCACGCAGATGCAATTTGGCGTCTTGATCGGCAACGCTCAACAGGCGTCGTCGGTGTTAGGAGAACTTCGAAAGTTCGATATCGTTTCGCCGCTCGGGCTGAATACTCTGCTCGATGGGACGAAAATGATGCTTCAATTTGGCGTGGCCGTTGGTGATGTCGTTCCAATCGTCAAGATGCTTGGCGACGTCTCAATGGGCAACGCGGATCAGTTTTCTCGGCTGTCGCTTGTCATGGGTCAAGTTGCGGCGGCCAGCAAACTAACCGGTCAAGACCTGCTGCAATTCGTCAACGCGGGCTGGAATCCACTTCAACAAATCGCCCAGCGTACTGGCGAGACAATGGCCCAAGTGCGTGAGCGTATGTCGGCCGGTGCTGTCAGCTTCGAGGAGGTGCGTCAGGCGTTAGTCGATGCGACATCGGCGGGCGGTCGATTCGCGGGCATGATCGAGGCCGGCGGTCAAACTGTCGCCGGTCGATTTGAGATGCTTAAGGGCCGCGTCCAAGCATTGGCAACGAGCCTAGGCGAAACGATGCTTCCAGCGGCGTCAAGCGTTGTCGGTGCACTGGAATCCATGGTGGCCGCCATCGGAAACATTGACGGACGATCGGCATTAGCTTCCGCCCAAGTGATCGCGTTCGCGGGATCATTCCTGCTGACCGTAACGTACGCTGGACGCGTTGTAGCCGCAATGAAAAACATCGTCGCCGCCATCCGGGCCATGAGCATGGCACAGGCCGTGTTTCAAGCTCTGTCTGGGCCGCAGGGCTGGGCTACGCTTGCGGCATCGCTAGTCGTGGCCGCAGGGGCCGTAGCGGCCGTCGAATTCGCGTTCTCGGGCGTGAGCACAGAAGCCGAGAAGGCTGTCGAGCAAACTAAGGCGTTAGCGGAGCAGGGCGACAAAGCTGGATCGGCGACAGCGAACGCGGTGAAGTCGGCCGCACAAGCTTCAGCCGACCTGTCCGCCAAGCTGTCCGAAGTGGCTGGCAAATGGGCTGACGCGACCGCTGGTGCCGAACGCCATCGCGAACTACTCGAACGCGGCGCCCAATTGGCTGAGCAATTCGCGCCGCCGGAAGCGGTGTTCGCTGGCACGGTGCAAGAGCTGCAAGACCTAGCAGCGGCCGGAGCGATTACGCAGGAAGTGTTTGACGCGGCGTTTGGCGAAGCTGCCAACAAGCTTGGCCAAGCACGCATGGAAGCGGCCGGACTGAATGAGCAGATTCAAGGGCTAGGCGCCGCGGCCGCGAACACGATGGAAGGTTTTCGGGCGATGGCTGATGCTCGTCGCGCGACGGAACAAGCCGTTGGTCGAGCTACGATTGCAGCCAATATCCAGCAGATAATCGCTCCAGCCGCTCCAATTGTGCAGCCGCAAGTTATCCAGCCTCCAGCGGTCGACATTGCCACCAACGTGGCAGATCCGCAAATCGATTTGACGGGAGCAACACAGCAAGTTAGCCAACTAGCGGCAGCAGGCCAATCTACTCAAGGGACGCTTGTCACCGCATTTGCCGCCGTTGCGGCTCAAATTGATATTGCCAAGTCGCAAGCGGACAATTTGAATGGCGCTGTGCAGGCAATTGGCAATTCCGCCAATGTGACAAGCGACGCATTGAGGAACGTCGCAATTCAGCAGGTTGCGAATCAAGCGATCGAGACAGCAAGCAAGCCAGCGGCCAACCAACAAATAATCGCCATGCAACGCCCAGAGCGGACGGCGGACACGGTATTCGCTCGCGAAATGCGTGATATCATGCGGGAGACTCGCGACACGCTGCAAGAACTTTTGAATACAACCAAAACCAAGCCTACGCTCGTCGTAGGCACAGCGGAGCTTTACTAGATGGCGGTGACATCCGTTACGCTGCATTGGAGCGGGGCAACTGGCGACGCAACAGCGGACTCGCTGGAATACACGGCCGTTTACCG